TGACTTTAAAGATAAAGGCTCATTTAAAGAAAAATGCTTTGTTTGCAAGAAGTTTTTAAATGACAATTACTTCACATTACCAGCTACGCAAGACATAAACACGCACGATCAAACACGCGCGTATATAAAAGAAAATCGTATGTGTTCTATAAGATGTATGAACCATATTGTACTAGAAACTAACAAAGAGGAACATAGTGGAAAAGAATTTAATGAATATCGTAATCGTGACCTGTAGCGGGGATAGATTTCTCACAGAAATGAGCCATAAAGCATTTGATGCACTTATTAAAGATTGGGGCGATTGTAGAAGACGTGACCTGTCAACGCCACTGTTAAGAATAAAAGATACTTATTTAAACCTTTATCATATTGAGTCAATAACTATAGAGAGATAACATGGAAAAAATGGTAGATGAATTATTAAAAAGAATAGTAGTTCAAGACGAAAAAATAGAACGTCTCGAAGCTTTAGAAAAGAAGATATCAGATTATGAAATATTTCTTATTAACCACTCGGACAACCTTACTGAAGAAAATGAAGAGCTTAAAGAAGAGTTGGAAAAAATAAAAGAGTCTATACAAATAAAAGAAAAAGAGATTAAAACACTTAAAGATTTACTGGAGATCACAGAAAAAAGAGAGATTGAATCAAATTATAGTCATATAGAAGAAATGTCTGCGTTGTCGAAAAAATATAGAAATTTGTTGAAAGTATATTTCTTATGCTTTAAAGAACTTACATCTCAAGCAGTTAAAGAAGAAAAAGATGGTGCAATAAAAGAGCTTATAAAGAAGATTAGAAGAATTGAAGATGGAAATCATACAGAATTAAGTTAATAACTATAGAGAGATGATGATTAAGACTCGATGTTATAAGTGTATAGATAATCATACGACAATATTTATTTTTGGTAACGACAATGATAAGCCCACTGAGTTTTGTATAAACCATTTAGAAGATGCGTATAAGATGTATAAAAATAATAAGATTAAGTACAAAGATGCTCGGTGGGTAAAAAATGTGAAGGAAGTTTGTGAAAGAAACAGTTGAAATGGCTTATTGTAGTAACTGCCCCAAATTATTAGATAAACTAAAACATGAAAAGTATGTATCCGATAAAGTATATGAATGCATTAAAGGAACTAGAGACAGCCTTAAAAATGCACTAGAAGTTATTATAAAGTATTGCCCAGAAAATGATGATGTGAGGACTTACCTTAAAGCATCAAGAATATGGTTAGAAATGTATAGAGAAGAAAAGGAACTAGATGAAAGAGGAAGTAATACATCTCAATAAGTTTCAACCACGAGAGTATCAAATTCCTTTAATAAACGCCCTTGAGAAAGACGGATTCAGGCGGATCATTGCAGTGATGCCTAGACGTTGTTTATCGGGCGATACTCATATAACTATGTATGATGGGTCATTTAAACTTCTCAGGGATATTGAAGTTGGGGATAAGATACTTTCATTTAATGGTAGCGCTTTTGTAGAAGACACGGTGAAAAACAAATGGAGTACTGGTATAAAGAAAACAGTTAAGGTTAATACCAGAGGCGACCTTCCCTTAGTATCTTCGCTGGATCATGTATTTGCAACAATAAACGAACATGATGCGCCTATAACATGGAAACCTTTAAAGGATATTGCTCATAACGATATGCTAATAGTGTACACAGGGTCACTGTTAGCGTTTGAGTGTACGTCATTCACGTATAGCGACCATATAGATGAAGAACTTTTTGATATTGAAACCGAAACTCATCACAACTTTATTGCAAATGGACTAGTAGTTCACAACTCAGGCAAAGATATAACAGCATTTAATATAGCTATACGCCAATGCCTAAAGAAGGTGGGAACCGTATTTTACGTGTTCCCCACTTTCTCTCAGGGGCGAAGAATCATTTGGGATGCGATACAAAATGATGGGATGAGAATATTAGATTATATACCAAAAGAATTAGTGGAAACGAGAAATGAACAACAAATGCGTATACGTTTTGTTAATGGTTCAGTTCTGCAAATTATTGGCTCTGATAACTATGATAATACACTTGTTGGGACTAACCCAATGGGGGTAATCTTCTCTGAGTTTGCGCTTACAGACCCAAGAGCTTATCAGTTTGTCAGGCCTATTCTAACCGCTAATGGGGGATGGTGCTTTATACAATCTACACCTCGTGGAAGAAACTCGTTTTGGGAACTATTTAAGATAGCTCAAGATAATCCGCAATCATGGTTCTCATATATAAAGACGGTAGAAGATACAAAGCATATATCTGTTGATGATATCAAAAAAGAAATCGCATCAGGAGAGATCTCTGAAGACCTTGCCATGCAAGAGTATTATTGCAGCTTCGATATGGGCGTAGAAGGCAGCTATTATGCTAAATACATAGACAATATGCGCCTGGAAAACAGAATTGATTATGTTGCATGGGAACCAGCATTCCCTGTTCATACAGCTTGGGATATTGGTGTCAGAGATAGCACTTCAATTATATTCTTTCAGTCTATTGGGACATCAATACGCATTATAGATTACTATGAAAAGTCCAAAGAGGGGCTTGAACATTATGTTAAAATAGTAAAAGATAAGCCTTACCTTTATGGAAAACACATTGCTCCTCATGATATAGCGGTAAAAGAGTTTGGATCCGGTATGACAAGGCTTGAGAAGGCAATGCATCTGGGTATAGACTTTACGATTAGTAACAGATTGTCTATAGAAGACGGTATAGAAGCCGTAAGGTCTAACCTACCTAAGATGTTTATCGATAAGAACAAATGTGATCGTGTTATTAAATCACTAGAGAATTATAGGCAGGAATTTGACTCAAAGAAAAAGGTGTACAAGCAGACGCCATTGCATAATGAATTTAGCCATTGCGCAGATGCAGTACGTTATATGTGTGTATCATTGCCTAAAGTAAAAGACGGAATGACTAAAGAAGATGTAGCGCGTCTTAGGAACGAATCTATGCATGGATCTCAGAGTAATATACCTGAGTTCTTTAGAACTAATAATTCATTTCCATTAAATAATTCATTTCCATGATAATATTGTGGTAGTGTTATAATAAATTATGGATACATAAATATAGAGGTATTGAATGGGACTATTTAGTAATATGAAGACAGGAGGTGACAGAGGTATACTTGACCGTATGGAGAATTTCTATACGAATAGTGTTACTATGAACCAACTGTACTGGGCCGAAGCGGACCTTGATACGAGATTTTACTGCGGTGATCAGAACATATGGAGCGAGATATATGGTAACGCACCAGCAATGGCACGTAAGCAGTACAATTTCAATCGCATAAGAAAGATTATTGAAATGCCTTGCGGTTACCAGCGCAAGAATAGAAAGTCCACCATAGCGATTCCTGTTGAGAATGCAAACCAAGAGACTGCTGATCAGTTTTCTAAAGTATTATCATGGATAAATAGAACAGAATCAGTTGGGCATACGATATCAGAGGCGTTCACTGGTTCAATGATTACTGGTATGAACTTGCTTCAAGTATGGATGGACTACAGGGACGACCCATTATCTGGTGACATAAGAGTGAGTAACTGCTCGTATAACTCATTTATGATAGATCCGTTCTTTAAGAAGCAAGACCTGTCAGATTGTACAGCAATCTGGAAAAGGTCATTTCTGACAAGGGGCCAAGTAGCTTCATTATTACCTGAAAGAGCAGAAGAACTTCATGCTTTGTACCAACAATACAATAAAGACGGCAAGTTTCAGTATATGCCTGAAAACTTTTCATATGACAACAATGTTAATCTGTTAACATATGATGAATTTTATTACAGAGATAACCGCAAACAGCGCATGATTGTAGATACTCAGACGGGCGAGTCAATGGAATGGCAAGGAGATGATGAACTTCTTAAGCTATATTTGCAAAGATATCCTCAGGTCACATCTTTAATGCAAGATATCCAAACAACAAAACTTGCCATAGTATGCCAAGGTCAAGTTATGTATGATGGGCCAAACCCTATGGGCATAGATGAGTATCCATTTGTTCCTGTTTTGGGTTACTATCAGCCAGAATTACCTTACTTCCAAAGCCGTATTCAGGGCATGGTTCGCTCTCTTAGAGATCCACAGTATTTATTTAATCGTCGTAAGATTATCGAGCTTGATATATTTGAGTCCCAAATAAACTCTGGATACATAGCTAAAGAAGGTACTGTAATTGACCCTATGTCTCTGTATAAGACTGGACAAGGTCAAGTTATATGGACAAAAAAAGATTCAAACATGGACGACCTGAGACAGATACAGGCGCCTCAGGTACCACCTTCTATGTTCCAAGCGTCTCAGAATCTAGATAATGATATGATGCAAATATCTGGCGTGAATGAAGAGCTTCTTGGTGCTGCTACCGATGATAAAGCTGGCATACTGTCTATGTTAAGACAAGGTGCTGGACTAACTACGCTTCAGAGATTGTTTGATCAGTTAGACATGTCGCAAAAACAACTTGGCAAGTTAATGATTAAACTTATACAGGCAAACTTTACCCCAGGGAAAGTAGAAAAGATTATCGGTGGAACTCCATCAGAGTCATTTTACAATAAGAACTTCGGAAAATATGATGCAGCAGTAGAAGAAGGCTTTGATACAACAACACAGAAACAAATGCAATTTGCTCAGCTATTACACCTTAGGGAAGTTGGAGTACCTGTTCCGTCTGAGATATTACTTGAGTCAGCTACATTGCAAAACAAACAACAACTTATTGAGGCTATCAAGGCTCAAGAGCAAGCTCAAGCACAACAAGCTCAAGCACAGGCTCAAATGCAAATGCAACAACAACAAGCTACTATGGAAATGGCACAAGCTAGAGCTAATGCAGATAATTCAACCGCTGAAGAACGCAAATCTCGCATATCAGAGAATCAGCAGCTGGCTCAAGAACGTAAAGCTGAGGCTGAAAAAGATCATACACAATCATTATTGAATTTCATTAAAGCTCTAAAAGAATTAGAGTCGATGGATATAGATAATATTGGTAAAGTTCTTCAGATGCATAATGCTTTTAAAAATAATAATGATACATTGAAAGAAGTAGGGCTAGGTGAAATGCCTCCATCTAGAACTATGTAATAATTAAGAGGCTAAGTATATAGGAATGGTATGAAAAAATATTCTAATAAAGGTGGAATGATCCACGAAGATAAATCAGCTCCTTCAAATCTTCCAAGAGAAGTGATAATGAAAGAGTACCCAAAAGTTGATTACCTTTACCAGCCAATTGATGACACAATTGAAGGTATTGATCGTCAAATGAACTCAGGCGTAAGCGGTGTTCGTAAACAATTAGCAAGCAAAAAGTACTAATTGTTATGGAGGGGGAATTACCCCCTCCAATAACTGGAGAATAATATGCCAGCAGCTCCAAGATCTAATAAGAAAGCTACTCAGATAGCATTCAGTATTATAGGTATCCCTGATAATCTTAAAGAGTGCTTCAAAGGGTTTCGTAAGTTGAAACCTAAAGAGTCTAATATAGATAATCCAACATATGCATGGCCTAATACTAACCCAAGAAAAGACGGTAGTAATTACGATAGCTTCTTATAGGAAATATAATGAAAAAAACAGCTAAAAAGATCGTAAAGCACATTAAAAATGACATCAAAGAACAAAAGCATATGATGAAAGAAGATAAAGAGCTTTTGGAGTCTATGGTAAACAAAAAACATGAACAAAAAGAGACTAAGAAGCAAGAAAAAAAAGAGCATAGCAAAGTAAAGTCAAAAGATAAAATTAAAAAGGTTATGGCAGAGTTTAAAGAAAATAAACTTCATAGCGGATCTAAAAAAGGGCCAGTTGTAACCAATCCTAAGCAGGCTATTGCGATAGCTTACAGCGAGAAAAGAAGAGCATCTAAGAAGAAAAAATAGGTATAACTATGGATGAGAAGAAAAAGCATATTAAACAAGATAGAGATACGGTAGGAAAGATTGCTCTGGAGCTTCAACAAAAGGCTCCAGAGACTACTGATGTAAATGAGCAAGGCGAGTGGATGACTCAGAATTACCTTGCAGAACTATATCAGTGCATACTGGATTACAAAGCAAAAAATGTTAACACTGATTTCTTTGTTGAAGTTCAGACCGTAAAACCTAGGCTGCTACACAACGTTATAAGAAATTATTTTATTGCTAGAATATCATGCCCAACTCCAAATTATGACCAGACAGTCTGGCAATACAAATATAAAGATGATGGGCTTTATCTTGTTTGGACTATTCCTAACAGAGAATATTGCTTCAAGTTGCTCGAAAATGTTGCTATAATAGACCCATCTATAAAAGAGCTAACCGATAATGTTGTAGCATTTGCAACAGGTGAACTATACAAGTTATGTAAAAAATTAAATAATGAACAAGAACTAGAAAGCTTAGTTGTACTAAAAGAAACGCAGGAGACAGAAGATGATGGAAGAAAACAAAGTAGACTTAGTAAGTCAATTGTATCCCCAGCAGGAATACCAGCAACAGAACCAATTGCAGGAACAATTAATTGAACAACCTGAAGAGCAAGTTGAGCAATTAGATAATCAACATGAAGAAGTTCCAGTAGAACAACAGAAAGATCATAAACAGAGTTGGAAAGAACTTCGTGAAAAGGCTGAACTTGCAGATAAATATCAAAGGGAACGAGATGAATATTATCGAGTTCTTCAGCAGATCGAGCAGCAGGCATACATGCAACAGCAAAACTTACAGCAAAGAGCAGCTCCGGAGGATGAGGATGACGGCTTCGATCTTAATAATATCCCTGATGATGACCTTCTTTCTGGCAAGGATTTAAAAAAGGTTTTAAGCAAACAACAAAAGTCGCAGCAAAAGCTTTATGAAGACATGCTACGTCAACAAAAAATAGCGCAAGAGAAAATGTTAGAGAATGAACTCAAATCTAAATATAATGATTTTTATGATGTTGTTAACACTGACAATATTGCTAAACTCAGAGAGCTCAGACCTGGATTAGCAAAAAGCCTTTATTTAAACCCAGATATGCGTGAAAAAGCAGAAGAAACATATTTAGCGATCAGGGACCTTGGTATCTACAGAAAAGATGATTTTGTGAAACAAAAAGAAGTGGCGCAAAAAAACTTCTCTAAACCTAGATCAGTTAACTCTGTTGCTCCACAATCTGGAGACTCTCCATTAAATCAAGCTAATGCATTTGCTAATGGCCTAACAAAAGATCTACAAAAGAAGCTTTATCAGGAAATGTTAGAGAAAGCTGGTCAATATTAACTCTATTATTGCATTTGATATCTATACCTGTATATAATAATGGTGGACGCATAAATTATAAGAATTCGTCCACCTTATGTCTTTTCGGACGCAAAAGCCTTATCAAGAATTCGTCCAGCTTGAAGTTAAGTCAAAATATTTAACTTTAAGGATAATAATGGCAATTACAACTTCATCAAGTTTGCCTGCTCCAGTTCAGCAGTCGTTTAACTTGAAACTACTCTCAGTTCCAGTTCCAAACATGATTCACAAAATTCCTGCAATGGAAGAAATGATGCCTAGAAATGGTGGTACAACCATGCGTTTCAGACGTTATAATCCATTAACTACTGCACTTGTACCACTTGGTAACTCAGGTGTTACTCCCCCATCTACTAATCTTACTGCATTGGATATTGATGCTAAGATTGATTGGTACGGTCAGTGGGTAGAGATAAATGAACAGGTCGTTTTACAGAATCAAGAGTCTGTTTTAAACCAGGCAGCTCTTCGTTTAGGTGTTTCTCTTCGTCAAACAGAAGATGAATTAGTACGTAATATGCTTGCGTCTACTGCGTCACAAATTAACTGTATTGGCGGTACAAATGGTGATTCTCCAACAAATATCACTCTTCCTGATATTAGCCGTATGACTGCGTTATTGCTTAACAATAACGGTTATATGTTCACTTCTTCAATAGAAGGTGATGACAAGTTTGGTACAGCGCCTGTACGTAATGCATATATTGCATTGTGTAACACAGCTTTAACTAATAACTTGAACCAAGTTACAAACTTTATTCCACAATCTGCATATCCTAGCCAGCAGAGAGTCCTTGAATCTGAATGGGGCGCAGTAAATAACGTTCGATTCTTGGTTTCATCTATTGGGTCAGTAACACCAAATGCATCTGCTAAATCGGCAAATGTATATAATGTTATTACTTGTGCTAAAGAAGCATATGCTTGTATCAAACAAGACGGTGCATCAGCTCAATTTATTTACCGTCCTGCATATCTTTCTGGACCATTGGCTCAGAACGTTACTGTTGGTTGGAAAATGGCTGAAGTTCCAAGAATCTTGAATGATGCTTGGTTGGGCAATCTACGTTGTACAATACTTTAAGCTAAAATAGGAATTAATATGGATGCAGCGATAATTCAATCAGGTAGATTTACCTCAAATGGTCAAGCTAAAACATTACAGATTCGATCAGGGTTTGATTGGATACAAACTTATAATCTGACTCAAATAACTACACCAGCTAACGTTACCTTACAGTCATACTGGCAGTTTGGAATGCCTACAGGTCAAGGCATAAAATATAATGGTTCAGGTGGAGCTAACACATTACAACTCACAGCTCTTGCTGTTAATACAGGGTTCACGCCTGTTGACAGCGCTGGAAATCCACTTAGCGCAGCAGTTGCAACGACAAACGTAACAAATGCACAACGACCTGTTATTTCAACTGGAGACACGTCAGGGCTTGTTGCTGGTTCTATTGTTAGAATAACAAGCAACATAAATACACGCCAAATAAATGGTTATGACTTTGCAATTGACACAATTAACGCAAATACCAATTTCCGTATTGCTTCATTACTTGCCACCGCTACCGATGGTACTGCGGCTCAAGCTGGGCAATACCGTATTGTTAAATTTGACCCATTATATTACCCAAGAAGTCGCTATATAGCTAATATAACTCAAGCTGCACAAGCTGTTGTAACACTAACAGTTCCTTCTGGGTATAAAGTTGGGCAAGTAGTAAGATTCATTGTTTCTTCTGCATTTGGCATGGTTGAGTTAGATCAACAAGTTGCTACTATTACTGCCGTTGATGACGCATTGGCAACTCAAACAATTACTGTAGATATAGATACTACTACATTTACTGCGTTTAAGTTTCCTGTTACCGCTGACTATGCATTCTCTCCAGCAATGGTTGTTCCTGTTGGTGAAAATACAGCACAAGCTATTTCATCTGGCGTTGATATTTTAAATGACGCAACATATAACACTGGTTATATCGGTGTTATTCTTGCAGGTGGAGCTAACTCTCCTGCAGGCGCTAATAATGATGTTATTTACTGGGTAGCTGGTAAATCATCTTATACGCAAAATCCGTAATATAATTGATTAAGTGATGGGTGTAAAAGCCCATCACCCCTTAATAACTAGAAGAAGGAAATATTATGTCAAAAAAAGAAGATACTAAAAAAATAATAGCTAAAAACAATGGCGCAAAGATAGTTAAATTTAAGTTCAAAAACTATGAAGTAAGAGGCGGAGACCTATCTTTTTTTTATGGCGATGACGAGACTCCAGATGCATCATACCACTTTAAAGATGGCGGAATATACGAAGCTCCTTACTCTGTAGCTGAACATTTGCATTTTAATACAAGCTACCCAGTTCATAGTCACAAACAAGACGAAGATGGCAAATTTGTAGTTAGAGTTGGTGAAACAGTTCAAAGGTACGGAATAATACCTATAAATTTTATATTCAACAAAGAAGAGCCATCTAACTTAGTAACAGTAGAAAGTCTTGGATCTGGTTACCAAAATATGTCTATCTAATTTAGGGAATAACTATGGCAAATAATGGTGCAGTACAGAGACCTATATTCCAACCAGCAATGAGAGTCGTTACTGATATAACTAATGCATTTCCATGCGTAGTAACAACATCATTTGATAACAACTTTTTTACAGGTGATATTGTACGCATCATTATTCCATTGGAATGGGGAATGCAACAAATTAATGGTCAGTTTAGCGCTATAACTGTTTTAAATCCGACAACGTTCTCAATGGATATAGATACAACGAATTATGATGTATTTAACGACCCAAATAACGATCAATTTGCACAATGTATACCAATAGCAGAAGTTAATGGTACAGTATATGGAGCGACGTATAACACACTACCTTCATTAATAAGAGTACCTTAAGGAGATACTATGGCAGCGGATTTACGGACCATAATAACTAAAGTAAGGCGTCTCACTCGGACGCCTTCTACAAGTCAAATGCCTGATGCAGAAATAACAAATTATATTAATACAGCATTTTTGTATGACTTTCCAAACAATGTTCATTTAGAGAGTCTTTATAATACATTTACTTTCTATACTGAGCCTTATATAGATAAATATTCTACAAATACAGAAGATCCTACAAATCCTATGTATAACTTCAAGAACTTACAACTCTCATCAACATCTCCTGTATATATAGCTGGACAAAAGGGTTGGCTATCTCAATCAAGAGAGCAGTTCTATGGAAGATGGCCAGCGGTAGATCAAATACTTCAGATTGGGATTGGCGATGGGTTGAAAACACAGTTTACTGGTCAATTTACTGGTGGCCCAATACTACAGAACCAAGTTGTATTTAGTTCTGTAACAAATCTAAATGCCGGAGTTGTTCTTGCTGACACACCAGTAGTAGATGGAGCAACAGGAGTTGCAACTCAAAATGGAAATCTTTATATCCCTAATACTGCCCCAGCTAACCCACCAGTATTTACTACTCCAGCAAATACCATTAACTATGTTACTGGCGTATTTACTGTTACATTTCCTATTGCTCCTAAAAATCGCGCTTCTGTTAATATTCAGTGTTATCCCTATGTGCCTAATAAACCAACATCGATTTTATATTTTGATGATTCTTTTATAGTCCGACCAGTTCCTGATCAGCCATATGCTATTACAATAGAAGGATACGTTTTGCCTTCAGTTCTTATTAATAATGGAGACGCTCCTAAGATAGATCAGTGGTGGCAGTATCTTGCTTTTCTAGCAGCTAAGAAGATTCTAGAAGATAGAACAGATTATGATTCAGTAGCAAACCTAATGCCAGGCCTTAAGGAACAAGAATTATTAGTTGAACGACGTACTTTAGTCCAACAGGGAATACAAAGATCGATGACAATTTATACTGATCAAACAGGGCTAAATGCAGGGCCTATTGGTTGGTGGAATAATACTTTATAATACATAGTTTATAGGAAATAAAATGGCTTATAACCAAAATATACCTCAACCAGCAGATCAACTGAAAAACTCACAACCCCAGTTATTGGCAAACTTCCAAGAAATTAATACTATTCTAGACGTTAACCATGTTGGATTTAATCTTGGAGATCAAGGAAAGCATAAATTTTTACAGATGCCTCGCCAAGGAATAGCTCCAGCAACAGACGCTACCGATTTAGGGTTATTTGCTTTCCTTGGGGCAAATTCTGGCGTCTCAGAGCTTAATTTTAGACGCCAGAGTAATGGCGCCTCAATTCCATTCACTGAAGGTGTTTTGGCATCCCCAGGATGGACTATATTGCCTTGTGGCTTAGTAGTAAAATGGGGAACTATAACTATTAATGCAGGACCATACAACACAACTCAATCTCAGGTAGTAGCATATCCTGTTGAAAATATAAGGGCATTTACACAGCCTGCGTTATTTACCTTTTTTAGCGATGCTTTTAGTGGTAACACTCGGTTTTCTGCTTTTGCATATAGTATCAACACCGCAGGATTAAATACTAATTTGCAATTCAACTTTAGATATTCATCATTAACCAAGGATTCTGGGAATACTGCAGTTCCTATAACAGTCAATTGGTTAGCGGTAGGCATATAGGAGTAGCTATGGCATATGATAAATTCCTCATAGCCCCTATTACTGGAGGCCAACAAAAGAATGTTCGCCCATGGTTAATTATGGATGAGGCATTTGAAAAGTTAAGAAATATGTATGTTTGGCGAGGAAGGTTAAAGAAAAGGTTTGGCGCTCAATTTATGAGTCAAACTCCAGCAATTGCAGATCAACAGTTGCTATCAAGATTCCGTGTAAAGATAGGAACTACCAATGAAGAAACAGGGAATTTAACCGTCACTGTACCAGGCATTACATTTAAAGTAGGACAAAGTTTTTCTGCGGGCAGCTCTGTTTATACTGTAAATATTGCTGGAGCTCCAGCAAACTTACTTATATCTGGGGTAGCTGCATCTGCCACATTTAATACAACAACAGGTCAATTCGTATTGACTACTGGCCCATTAAATACAGATGTGTACTTCTACCCCTCAGAACCTGTTATGAACATCGTTTCATATTATAATACAATAGAAAATGATGAAGTTACGTTTGGATTTGATACACAATTTGTTTATAGATTTACTTACGCAATAGGATGGCAAAGGGAAATAGTTGGACTACCGATATGGACTGGCTCAAATTCTAACTTTTATTATTCTTGTAATTATCGCGGTGTTAGCGCTGATATATACAATCTTTTTGTGGTCAATTACGTTGTTGCAGATCTTATATGGTATTATGATGGAGCTACTTGGGCACAGACTGGTCCATTTCTTACAACAGCTGCAAATGGAATACAAACGGCAAAAATAATAGTCCCATTCAAAGATAGACTTTTAATGTTAAATACTAAGGAATTAGTAGGCGGCAATAGCAAGGTATACGCAAATAGAATAAGGTATTGTCAAAATGGAGACCCTTTGCAAGCTAATGCATGGCGCGAAGATATAGCTGGTAAGGGCGGTTTTATAGAGATACCAAATAACGAATCAATAATATCTGTCGGGTTTATCAAAGACAGGTTAATTATTGTGTGCGAAGAGTCTGTGTGGGAGCTTGCATACACTGGAAACGAGTTATTGCCATTTGTTACTCAACAGGTTAACGCTGAGCTGGGAGTTGATGCAACTGGATCACTTATTCAATTTGATAAAACAATTCTTGGATTTGGAACAAAAGGATTACTAGAATCTAATGGTATAAACGTTGACCGTATAGATCAATTAATCCCATTTACATTATTTGATGTTTCTGATCAAAATAATAGCCCCGAAAGAGTTGGCGGCATTCGAGACTATTTTAATGAGCTTGCTTATTGGACGTTTAACTCTTCAGACCAGTCGGATTCTAATACTGGGGTATTTCCTAACACAGTCTTGGTTTATGATTATGTAAATCAAACATGGGCATATAACGATGATTCAATTACTGCATTAGGTTATTACCTTATACAGCAGAATATTGCATGGGAAGACTTTAGTAATAGTTGGGAAGATAGCGATTTGCAATGGAGGGATCCAAGCTTGCAATCTAGATTTAGGTCTATTATTGCAGGAAACCAGCAAGGGTTTACTTTCTTGACTAACGCCGCTCTTAATACAAATGCCCCATCTCAGTATATAACTAACATTACTTTTGTTAACAGGGTTGTTACAGTTACTAGCATTGATCATAATCTTCCAAATGGTAGCTACGTTCAATTTTCTAGTATAACTGATTCTGGCACTATAGGCGCCATTATGAACGGTAATATTTACCAAGTTAATACCATTACTGCAAACACATTTTTTGTTGTTGTTGCAGCCACTCCAAATGGCGTTTATAGAGGAAAAGGTAACTTTAGCCGAGTAAGCAAAATAGAAGTGCTAACTAAGCAGTACAACTTTTATAATAAGATAGGCCAAAATATTGCAGTATCTAGAGTAGACTTTTTGGTTGATAGAACAGCGACTGGGTCTGTTGCGGTTGATTATATATGCTCAACATCGAACACCAATTTGTTTGCTGGTTCGGTAGCTTCGGGAGCTGCTATGGGTACTAACATACTAGAAACAAGCCCATATCCATCTATACCACTTGAAGCATCTCAAGATAGGTTCTGGCATTATGTATATCCACAATCACAAGGTGAAAACGTACAGTTAAAGATATACTTTAATGAAGACCAGATTGTAGATCCAAGAGTTATATCACAAGATATAGAAATAGGCGCTATGCTATTTTATACAACTAAGACTTCTGGCAATTTTGGTGGTTAATAATATCCCCGCACGTTAAAATGCGGGGATAACTAGAGAGAAGAAGATGGAAAGCATACTATAGACAGTCTATACTTAGTTTTTTAGATATTCCAATATAATATACGTTGTATCGAAAAATGCTCCATTTCCTGTTGTTGTAACATAAATATTTGTACCATCAACAGTTAATTCAGTGTTTCCTGCAAGTATTGTTCCTGTAACATCTACATACGGCAATGGTATGTAATCTAAAGTTCCCGTTGAACTTGCGCATCCATATATCCTAGTAAATGTAAAAAGTCCATTTACGGCAATCCCATGAGCGACTGTCTTTGTTGCAGCATTAGGAAGTGCTCCTATGCTGTAGACGCTTCTAAAAACCTGCCTAGGAGTAGGAGCTTGCTGTGTAGTTGAAGATAGCGCTGGATTGGGGAAAAACACTTGCCCATTTACAAATTCTTGCTGATAATACATAGCAGAATCTTTTAAGTTCAAAGCTAGAGCTATTTGATTTGTTCGTTGCATGAGCTTAATCATAAATTGTTTAAATTCTATAGACCCAAGGTCCTTTCCTTCCAGTCTTGTTAAATCGTAATTATCCGTTGTAGGAACGAATAAACCTGTATTTGTTGCTGCCATTTCATTTCCTATAAGTATTCAGTGTATGATATCTATAGTAGATTATCATTATATGTGAAATCATTTCAAATATGAGGTTTTATATGGCTATAAGTCCAGGGATTATTAATCATTATTTAAGAAACGCTAAGAAATATGGAATTCCAGAAACTCATCCATTGGTGCGAATGATAAAAAGAGGAGATGATGAAGCCGCGAGGGAGTTTGAAGCACTTACTAAGAAGCTTCATACTACAAAGCAATTATATGATCCATATAAAGATAAAGATTTTGGTGTAGAAAGATATGGACAAGCTGCAATTCCAGGGCATGTTGAGCCAGAAGGTTCAATTCTTTTTGGTAAACCGGGATGGAAAGAGCAAATACCATTAAATACTCCTGAGCAACAACAATATATGAGCAATGCATTGAAGTTTGCATCAGAAAGAAGCCCTCAAATGTACGATGAATGGTCCAGGTTAGCAAATAGGGGCGTCTTAGGTGAATTATTTGGCGATGAAACAGAAAAAGGAATACAAGGTTTGCTTGGAGGCCTTGGACAATATATGCCTCAATTATTAGGTGCTGGAGTAGGCGCTGGATTAACTGGCGGCGGCATAGGAGATATTCTTCAGTCTTTAATCGGGTCAATAGCTAGTCAACGTCTGATGGGTAATAATTCTCAGGGAAACATGGGGCAAGTTCCTATGCAACAGCAACAACCTACAGGGAGCATGCCATTAGATAATAGCGGATATTATAATCAGGGTATAAACGCATTAAGTGACCTATGGAATAACCGTGGTCAATATAGGAGATAATAATGGATTTAAATAGTCTTATAGGTCAGTTGGTTCCAGCAGGTTTTGGTTTAGGAGGTAGCCTCATAGGCACTGCACTTGGAGGTCCTTTTGGCACAGGTATAGGCGGTGTTCTAGGTAAAAAAGCTGGTGAATGGTTGAATGATTATACAGGGAGTGCTCCAATACAGGAAATGCAGCCATTCTCAGGAACAAACCAAAACTTTTATAATCAATTACAAGGTGCCCAGTCTAATTTACTTGATCAACTGCAAAAACAACCACAATTCCAACCAACAAACATAAATAATATACTTCAAGGGACAGAGCAAAAATTCTTTGGAGAAATACTACCTAAAATCAAAGAGCAATTTAGTGGAGTTGGGGGACAGAGGTCTAGTGGATTTGCTAATGCTTTAGGAAACGCTGGTTCAGGATTAGCTCAGAAGCTTGCTGAATTACAAGAAAATCATGCTAGAGATCAGCAAAGCCAGATGATGCAACATAGAGGCCAAAACCTTCAACAACTGGGTCTGTTAGGCAATTTTGTTAATCAGCAGAATCAACTTGGTCAGCAACAATACCAATTTAATCAACAACAAAAGCAACAATCTTGGGACCCATATATTAATGCATTTAACTCAATATACGGTGCTACTTCTTCAAATGCCAATAGACGCCTTCAGGGCATGCAAGGTATGCAGCAAGGAATTAGTAATGCTCAGAATATTGGGCTAGGGCAACAATACCAAACTCAATACAACCCTGCTCAGCCAGGCGCAATTGATTATGTAGAGCCAATAGTGACAGGTGGAACAAAAGTGTTAGCTGGTCGTTATGGTCGTTAAAACTATCTTAAGGAGTCAGTATGGAATGGAGTAAATTAGGCGAGCTACTTGGTAGTTCACTTGGAGCTGGGTTAAATACCTATGGAGATATATCTCTTCAAAGAAAAGCCCAACAACAAGAATTTGATCAAAGAAAACAAATGATGCTAGAGCAAGAGGCTGCTAGGCAAAGAGCATTACAGGCAAAGGAAGTCGAGAGGCAAAGGAAAGCTGGTATAATTGGAAATTTAATAAAGGGTAGAAGTGTATTTCAAGATCAAATGATGCCTAATGAAATGATGGAGCAAATGCCGCCTACTGATGGAATGCAGCCCCAGCAAGTCATGAACCAACCTGGACAAATGCCGCCTGTTGATAATATGCAGCCTGTTGATAATATGCCGACACAGGGTAGACAAGATAAACCAAGAAAACTTACGCTTGAAGATAAGATAAACGAAGCCTTAGCTGCTGGATTAGACAATAACGAAATAAACCAAATAGCAAGGAATCACGAGAAAGAAGAGGCAAACGCTATAAAAAGAGAGGAACTTGACTATAAGAAGCAACAAGACTACCTAAGATCGATTGAAAGAAAGCAAGCACAAGAAAATGCATTTAGAAACAAAAAAGAGCTCACTCAATTACAAGGTATAAATAAATTGGTGGCTGAAAACTACACAAGTAAACCAATATTAAAAGAAAAAAGAAATAACTATAAGGACTTGGTAGAAATAGCTAAAAACCCAGAAAATCTACGGATTGGTAAGGGAAGACAATTTCTAGATAAATTTGGGCTTGGTAACTTTTGGCAGTCTCCATTGTCTGACATTGTAGATAAATTAGTAAGCAGAATCATAGTAAATGAGTCTCAAACAACGCATGGAGCAACGGCTAATACAATACAGGGATTACAAAACATAAAAGCATCTGTGCCAAATTTGATGCAAAATCCAGAGGCATTTGAAGCTATTGCAAATGCTCTTTATTACACGTCAGAGGCTCAATATATAGAGTCTAAAGAGCTTGATAGATTGGCATCTAAAGGTGTTGAGCCAGATACTATTACGGAGCGAGATAGAATTACAAAGCCGAAAACAAAAGAGCTACATAAAAGATCTAGATATGCTCTTAGCTTAGCTTCAGTACCAGTTCCGGTAGACTTCTCTTCGGCTATGAAATATATGGTACCCGTTAAAACTCTGTACACATTGCCACCAATTGAAGAAGCCCCAGAAAACATAGTTTTTGTAGACGAAGATACTGGACTTGAATTCAAATTACAAAATGGAAAATATCTAGTAAGAGAAAAAAAGGGTTAATAATTATGGCACTAGTAATGATACCCGAAGGTCAAGAATATTCATTAGAGGATATTCGAAAAAACCCAAATAAATATCAACGCTACGGGAAGGAAGCAGGTGGTATCGATACATCTTATGGCGACATGCAAAATGATTCGCCTGAGATGAAATTTGAAGGTTTTGGCCAAAATCAGCAACAAGCTAAAAGCGCTCCAGAAGGTATGCTATGGAAAGGCGCAAAAGAAGCTGCCCGTATTGGAGCTGGCGCATTAGCTAGTGGCATTAGTGGCCTTGCTGGGGTTCCTAGAAATATACTTGATGCTGCAAGCTCAGCTATAAACTTAACAAGACCAGAAATGACCGAAGATGTAAGAAGAAATCTTGAGGCTCATCCTGAATTGGCTTCTTTTGCTACTGGTAATGTTATACCGTCTGAATATGTTCCGTCTGGCGAAGATGTAAAAGGCGCTATATCAAAGGCTCTACCAGAAGATTACTTAAAATCTTCTGGGCAGCATCAAGATTTTGTTAATGAACTTTCTAGCGATATTGGTTCAATGCTGTTTCCATTGGGTTCAGCAACTAAAATAGGCAGGGCTTTTAAGATTGCTGGTTTTGGAAATGCAGCAAAGTATTTAACTAAAAATATTGGTGGCTCTGAAGGCACTCAAAATAAAGTTAAAGCTGGGGTAATGCTTTTAACGACCCTAGGGCTTGGAGGTGGACTTTTAAAAAAGGGTTCGGATGGGTATAAGAAGTTGGAAGAAATAGTTCCAAAGACTTCAAATATACCAAGTCACTCAGTAAGAAACTTGATTCAAGATCAATACGAATGGATAAATGAGGGAGCTGGAGATTTACTAAAAGATAGAGCATTGTTTAAAGGTTTTGTTGATAAACTAAAGGATGCCGCCTCTGGGCCAACTACAAACATTAGAAACTTGATTAAATTCAAACAACAATCAGGGCAAATTCTTAGAGAAAGCGCAGGAGACCTAGGGAAAGAAGGATGGAAAAGCGCTCAAGTTCAATTTGCAAAGTTAAATAACGGGCTTAACAATATACTTAAAAATAGTCCCGCTATGCCAAAAGAAGGCGCTAAATTGCTTACTGATGTTGATAATATATGGTCTAACATTAAGCAAGGCCAGAAAGCTGCATCATGGATAAAAAGCAAAGCAGATGTATTATCTAAAGCTGGAGGAGGAGCTGCTATATTAGGTAAAATGATAGGCGGTAACTTTTCACCTATTGCGCTAACAGCAACTGGGTTGGGGGCAGCAGGTTCAGCTGCATCAGGAGTCGCTGGAAAAACCGCTTCATTTATAAAGAACTTCTTTAAGCATCCTAATATTAAAAATGAATATTTAAAAATGGCAGCTGCTGCATTAAAAGAAGACACGCCTTTATTCTTAAAGCATGCTAACAATTTGGGGAATGACCTTAAGAAGTTAAGCTCTAAGCCTTCAGGGAAAAAGGGTACGTACTATCCACCTAAAGAAGGCAGAATGGGTTATTATATTGAATAAAAAAACCCGTAGTAAAAGGGATTAAACTACGGGCAAAAACAAGGAGAATTATCGCGAAGCGGTATGTCGCTGTCAACAATAAATATAATATATTTATATATTGGAGTCAACATTGTTTTTATACTCGACTCTTATTATTTCTTTAACTATTAAATTTGTAATAAGGTCCTTAATAGATTGGCCCTTTCTTGATGCAATTGTTTTTATCTTTGCATGTAATGGTGGCTCTATGTCTATTATGAGTCTTTTGGGGGTTAATTTAATCATATTTATTCCTATAGCATATATATTTATAATTATAAACTTGTTGCAATGCTAAAGCAATGATGAGTATCCTAGTTGTAGTGATAAAATTAAAACTTATTGGAGATTTTATGCAATATTTACAATTATATGGTCTAAATGGCGTATCTGAAGCTATGCCATTACCAATTCTAGCTAAAGCTGCGCCAACAATAAATAATAAAGAGTTCGTTATTGGGCAGCTGTGGATTAATACACTTACTGGGGCTAATTATATCTTTGGCGGAACTGTTGGAGGCAATGCTATTTGGATTGGCTCTGGAGGCGCTGGTTCATTTACTTCTATAAATGTTTCAACGGGGCAAAACGTTATTAATGGTGAGTTATCAATTAACGCCAATGTTGATCAAAATGTTTTAATAAATACAGGAACTTCTACTGGAGACGTAACCATAGGAAGCGTAAACGCTGGAGATATTACAATATCTTCTGGTGGAACTTTAGCTGTTGGTGCGGGAACTGATATAGTAGAAATTGGTTCAATTGGTGGAACATCTGATATTGAAATATTTGCGTTTAAAGTTGCAAACGATGCCGGAGGTACAACACCTAATGCAGCATTTACTGCAAATGCTGGCATAGTTGCTGCAACTATTTCAAATTTAACTACTGGTGCTGGAGTATCTGGTACAATAACAGCCACAAACTCTGTTGTTAAGGTTGGTTCTTCTGTCTTTGTTAATCTTGCTCTTGCTGGAGCTGAAGATGCAACTATGACTATTGATAAAATTACAATAACTAACGGGGTCGCTACTATTACATACACTAACAACGGCGGAGATGCCATTGCTTCTGATTGTTACATGTCATTAATGGTAATAAGTTAATTTATATTCCCCACTTTATCGGTGGGGAATACTTCTAAATACGAAAGAAAGCTATGAAAGCATTTTACGGATTAATGTTAGAAACTCAGAAAGAAGAACGTACATATCAATTCAATGCGCCTATTGGTGTATCATTTGATGAAGTTCAAGAAGTTTTGGAGCTGTTCAAATCTATGATTGAAGAGATGGCTAAAAACGCTCTTGAAAAAGAAAAGCAAGAAGCTGAAGCTGCTAGTAAAGTAGTTGAACCAGTTATAACCCCAAAGGAAGACGATGGCACAACCAGTTAGGGCTATACCCTTAGATTCTTTAGGATTTGCATCTATAGGAGCATCTTATGCAAACGTTGGCTCTAGGATTGAGAACGCATTGCGGATTGCATGGATTCAAAATCTTACAGACGCTACTTTAATGTTTTCATTTGATGCAGTTAATGACCACTTTCCTCTTACAGCAAGTTCTTTTGTACTGTTAGACTTCAATGCAAATCAAAACCAAAATCAAACAGGGCTATACCTGGAAAATGGCACTCAATTATATGTAAGAAGAATAAGTGCATCTCCAACGACAGGTTCAGTATACTTTTCTGGGTTTTACGCTAAAGGAGAATAGTTATGTCACAAAGTTCTACGTATGGTTTAGGCGGTGGTGGAGGCGGCGTAGTCACCATCAATGGCGATATAGGTAGTGCAACAGGTGCAACGATAACATTTGATGCCTATCCTGGGGCTGGGCAGTCTGTCTTCTTTAATGCATCAGGCTCAACAGTCGCTTTAGATATAACTGACTCTGGAGGCAACACTTTACTTGGTTTGGGAGCAGGAGACCCTGGGATAACAGGGACAAATAATACATCTCTGGGTAAAGACTCTCTTAATGTTGTTTCAACGGGTAGTTCTAATATTGCTATCGGTTATCAGTCTATGGGGGCAACAACAACGGGATCATCCAATATTGTTATAGGTGGCGGAGGCGCTAACTCAGCAACTCTTGGCAATAACAATATTATAATAGGAAATCCAACGGCAGTTCCTGGGTCAATAACAAATAATACGGTTATTGGGAATGATACTACTGCAGAAGTCTATATATCTGGAATAGAAGACGTTAACGTTGGTAGCGTAGCAAAAGTTGTTACTATAGACACAGATAGGCTTGGAAGTGCAACTATTACTGCAGGATCTGGAATAACCGTTACTCCAGGGGCAAATACTATTACAATAGCGGCAACAGGCGGAAGTTCATTTTCATGGTCAGTTATCACTGCCGATCAAACAGCTGCAATTAATAATGGATACATATGTAACAAAGCTGGAACATTAGCATTGGCATTACCGGCAACGTCAGCAGTAGGTAGTATTATAGAAGTTACCAATGAAAATACCGCACTAGGAATACAGTTTACTCAATCAGCAGGTCAGCAAATACTTATTGGATCTAGCAGCACTACGTCTGGAGCAACAGGCACTCTGACTTCATCTGCGGTAGGAGATTCATTACGCCTTGTGTGCATTACAGCTAACCTTACCTGGAGAGTTGCTTCTGGATGGGGTAACTGGACACCTGCTTAATAAAAAGGAAATGAAATGCCTGGAACAATTAATTCATGGAATAACCAGATTGCCCAAGCTAATAGCGCAATAACGCTTAATGCTGGTACCAACGCAATAAACATTGGTACTGACGCAACTAATAACTCAATTGGGATTGGGACTGGAGCTTCGGTAAAAACAGTTACCGTTGGATCTTTAAATACGACAAGCGAAACTACTATTAACGGTGGAACTGGATCAAATGCAATACTTATTCTGTCTAACAATGGAACAACAACTCTAGGAGCAGGATCAAATGGCACAGTAAACATTGGTAGTAGTGGAGGAACGGGGACTACAAACATAAATAGTGGGTCTGGCGGATTATTGGCTTCAGGACCAACTGTAACAGTTAGATCAAGTGGTACAATAAACTTGGGAAACCTGTCTTTGGCAAATGAGACAATAAATATTGGATCAAATACATCAAATGCAAGATCATCGTTTGTTAATATTGGTAACAACTTAGGAACTTCCTCTATTGATATTAGATCTGGATCTGGAGGGGTTGCAATATCAGCGGATACTGGAGCCGCAGCAGTAAATATAGCAACTGGTGCAGCAGCAAAAACAGTAACATTAGGATCTACAAATAGTACTTCTAGTCTTGCGTTAAGATACGGAACTGCTGATTTTACACTAGCTAGCGCTACTGGTACCATTATGAGCGCACTAGACACTGGAGAAATTACATATCCTCTGCAGCCAGCTTTTCAGGCGTACCTAGGAACAACAGATAGCAACGTAACAGGTGATGGAACAATATTTAGAATAGGTTCTGGAAACGCTTTAACTGAAGTATTTGATAATAATTCAGATTTCAACACCAATGGGACATTCACAGCTCCTGTTACTGGTAAATATTACTTTTATGTGTTTGCTATTACTCAAAATACCACATCAGCTATGACTACATTTCAGTTAGTAATTCAGACTACTGCTGCTGGGTTCAATCAAGCCTATCAAAACGGATTTGTTAATAATGCGGCAGGTGCATTTCTTGGTGGGAATGGATCAGTTATATGTCAGATGACAGCTGGAGATACCTGCGTATTCAATATTATTGTTTCTGGAGGGACAAAAACAGTTGAAGTTTATTCAGGTGGAGCGAATGGTTTAACTTCGGTAGGTGGATATTTAATTTGTTAAAGGAACTTATATGAAAATAACAATAGATAATAAAGATTTATTTGAACTTACGCCTATACAAAAACGTGTTATAAAGCACTATATTGATGAAGATGTATTTGAAGAGGACATGAAGCGTAGAGTGAAGTGGATCCTTACGCATCTATATGAGCAGGCATTTAAGAAACTAAAAGAAGAGTGGGACGATAAGCTATTAGCTAACAATGTTAACATGATACCAACAAAACCAGATCTCTATGCTCAATTAGTTTTTAATCAGCCTAACTACAAGTCTAGAAAACAACGTGACTTGGAATCTAAGCGTGATTTTGAATCTAAGAATAATAACATTTAATATAATATTTTTGTAAATAGTTACCAAACCCTAAAAAGTTTGGTAACATCTTTATAGATGATATATTATTAACTATAACTGGAGTGACTATGTTTTGTTCATTTTTCAAAAAAATTGGTTTATCTATAGCGTTATTATTCTCTTCTATTGGATCAATATTCCATAAGCCAAAACCGATTAAACCGGTTAGCTCATTGACTCAGGAGCAAGTGGCCAATAGTGAGTTTATTGTTAAAGAAGAGGATTCCCCAAAAGAAGAAAAAGAAGAATCTGTTATACAGGAAATAATTGAAACCGTGATTGAGGGAGCAATTGAGGTTGCTGAGGCTATAGAAGTAATAGATATTCCTGTAATTGTAGAAAAATCAATTAAAGAGAAGATTAGAGAATTAGAATCTACTCTTGATGAGCTCTACAGAGAAAAAGCTCGACTTGATAAAGACAAAAAAAAATCGAAAAGAGCGCTAAAAGAAAAAAGAATTAAAGAAGAGTTCGAACGTAGAAACGAAGATACAAAAGAGATTATGAATAAGATTGATATTATTATTGCTAAAACTGAGAAACAAATGCCGCGATATAATAAATGGCATCTTACTGATAAAGAAATGGATTCTGTAGATGCCAAGAAAAAAGATGTTACTGTGATTTCTGAAGACGAGCCAAATGATATTTTTGTTTAGTGCTTTCCCCCTAATTCCCTAAACAAAATAAACCCCGGCTACACACCGGGGTCTTTTATTGCTATGATTTAAAATATAGGTCAGTATCGTGAAATTTGATTATTTCATTCATATTTATTACGTACGTTCTTTCTTCATCTATTATAAATAAAACGCTATCTAATTCTTTGTTTATAAATAAGTTAGATATTTTACATATTAAGTTTTTTGCTTGATACAATAAACATGCGTCTCTTATTAATTTGTATTCGTCAGTGTCGTACATTTTTATTATATCTTCAATCTCACCATAGCTTTTGTTGTCAACGGTAACTGTTCTTACAAATCCTTTTTCATACTCAAAGTTTTCCATTACTATTCACCCTCTTCAATTAAATCTTGTTTTTTAGTGATTATTGTCTTCCCAAGCGCTTCTTCCATGATTTCTCGGATTCGTGCTCCGTAATCCCCTGCAGTTTTTGCATCTTCCTTTATTTCTTTAAACCCTTGTGAATTGTTCTTTTTTATAATACCTTCAAGTAAGTTCTCTGATATATTTACAACAGTAAGCTCATCCTTGCTCATGTTGTCACGCAACCTGTCTTTATCATCAAGACCTTTAGCATCTCTAAGTTCTTGAGCATTTAAATCAAAAGTTCTTTCATAAAGTATATTTGTTGTTTTAGCGTATTCATTACCTTTTATACCATGATCTTTCAATGTATCGGTAAGATGATTTCTAGAGTTTATTGTTTCAATTCTAGTTTTAATCCATTTCTCACTCATGCCTCTCTTACGATAAGAGTCCATCCCACGCTTTATAGCTAATTCAGGATTCTTTTCTTCTTCGATACGCTCGTTAACAATCTTGGCGAAAGCTTCTTTGAACTTGTCAGATTTCTTTGATGGGATGTATTGAACTATATAGAATATATTTTCTTGAGTTGCACAGTCAGTCAGGTACATTTTTCCGTCTGAACTAGGTAGTTTCAGTTGTTTACATTTTGTAAACAACTCGATCCCTTTATTTTTGCATCTTGCTTTAGTAGAAGACCAATAGACTTTTGCGTTAGTTGTTTCATCTTTTACTAAATACTCCACACAATCGACTACAGAATAATATCTAACGCCTTCATGAACCGCAGATCTGATATTAATATTGTCTAATGATATTGTTTGTGATAAGCTTGTATTCATATGAATACCTTTCGTTTGGGGTTTATATTGTTTGGACTCTTAGCCACGCACTAAGAGTCTTTTTATTTGATATTATTATACACTATTTTTGATATTAATTTAACAATCTTAGCATGTTACAAAATGTAACCAATTCAGTTGCATAGGAAATGTATGCAACTGTACTAACATGGTGAAACGTCCGGTAAAACCGGACAGTTGAATTCACCATTCATCTTCCGGCAATTCAACTGAATATGACTTTAGCAACTTATCCGGCACCATATTCATGATCAACTCTATGGTTTCTTCAGGCGCACAATACGACATTCTATACTTATTGTCTTTACATAATATCTTTAACCGATGGATCTTAGACTGTAATGTAAAATCTTTAGACTTTAGATTGTTTATATACACATTAGGAACAGTTATTGTGTATAACTCATTAAATACATCGACCAAAGAATAACATACGACTCCGTTGTAATTTGCTCTGCGTATGTTATTGTTAGATAATAATTCTTTTGTTATGATACTCATTAAATATCCTTTCATTTTTGGCTCTCAGTCGTAAAGAAGGCTGGGAGTCTTTTACTTTGTTACCATTTTTTTAATAAATTCAGGCATATTAGCAGTCTCTCTAGTTCTTAAGTAAGTATAAAAGCACTGCTTGCAATAATAATCTCTAAGGCCAGTTTTAGCATCTGTAAGATGATACGTGTAATCTTTCTTGCATTGTAAACATTTTTCCATGATTAATACCAAAAGTTATTGTTGTCTATAGCTTTTTTCAACGACTCTAATCCAGTTGTTGCCTCAACGTAGTAATCTCCTTGACCATAAAGAGATAGCTCCATGATTTGATCTAATAGTCCAGGTGCATGCCTAATTAAGTTATACACTTCATCACGACCTTTTAGTGTTAAATCTTTTATATTAATCCATGTTTTATTGTTGTGTTTAATGCATTTGCATACTTCGTTGTTGATAGTTATCTTGGTATTCTCAGGCGGTCTATTCATTTCTACTTTATTTATTTTCATCGGGGCCCTTCGGTAATGGCATCCAGTGGGTAATCTCACTAATACTATCGGTGCAACAATCACACCCTTTTCGATCAATTTCATTGTTTTTTATATAACCTATATCAAAATGATCATTGCCAGAGAAAGAAACAGACTTATAACGAATGACAAAATCTTCGTCTTCTTTTGGCAATCCATCTTTAACACTAATCCAGTTCATCAGTAGGCCCTTTCGGTAGTTCCATCCAGTGACTTATTTGTGGTTTTGTGAATTTACCCTCTTCTAGCATTACCCATTCTTTTCCTTCAAACAAAAATGCAAAAGTGGTACCCTTTTTATAAAATTTAGACGCATTGTTTACCCATACAATAACTGTATGAAAACCATCAGGCAATCTATCATTTACGCTAATCCAGCTCATCAGACTCATCCTTTTCTTTCGCAGAGAAATAATTGTAAAGAAAGATAAACGCAACCATTGTTATTATTGTAGCTTCGTTCATGCTACCTTCTCCCATACTGGTTGGCCGCCTACAAAGGCAACCAACACAAATAGTTCTTTAGTTACAAAATTATAATGTCTAAGACCAATTAGTGATTCATTCATGACCTACTCCTTTATTTAGACTCTCGCTCTTGCATAAACTTTGTAAAACCAGGAAATAATTCGTCAATAGAGCAGAATCGAGTTATTCCTTCTTTTGATTTTTCTATCTTTCTAAGTCTTTTCTTTTCTGCATTATTTTTCCTTCTTAGAGAGACCTCTGAGTTGCCTGCAGGCCTTTTAGGTAGCTTAGAGTAAAATAACACTTCTTCGTCTATATCCCATAGGAAGTTATCGTAGTCCTCATTAAATCTTCCCTTGCATACCGACATTGTTCCATCGACTTTCAGAACTAAATAATCGACACCCTCAGATGGATATATAGTAATTATGTCCATATATTTTTCTGAATACTCTTCTTGTCCAACTTTTATCCATTTCATCTTCTTCTCCTATTATTCGATTATTAACTGTTTTTCTTTTTTAGTGTCTAATTTCTTCTTAGGCGAAAGATTGTTCTCTTTTGATACAACTGGGCGTCCAGTCATTCTTTCTATCTCTCTGATCATTTTTGCACCAAATTCTCCAACTTCTATAGCATCACATTTAACCATATTGAACCCATTCGAGTTATGATTATCCATTACTTGAGGTAGTATTGTTTCCATTGTAGATGTTATCTGAAGTTCTGTTGGCGTCATATGATCTCTAAGATTTTGATTGTTAAGGCCTTTATATTCTCTATAAGATGAAGCTGTTTTGCCAAATCCATATCTATAGTAGGTGTTAGTTATCTCTCCTATTTGAGACCCTTCAACTCCATGATTTATTAGATCAGTAGTGAGTTCATTTCTAATCTTTTTGCTTTTATCTCTAACTTTATTCCATAATGGATTTTCACCCGACTCCATTTTTTGGAATTCTGTTTCAGCAAGAGAGGCAAGCCATTTTCTGAAAGGCGCTACTTTTTGAGATGGTATATAAGTTATAATCTCAAATAATTGCTCTCTGGTTGAAGCATCGGTCATGTAACTTTTGCCATCTGAAGACTGCAATTTGAGTTGTCGCCAAATTGGCGATAACTGATTTAAGTGGCGATCTTTTAACTGATTCCAATATTTAGACGGGTATTCAGAAACATTCAAAGCTCTTATTGCATCAACTACTGAGTAATAAGTAACGCCATCATTTATTGTTCTACGAATTTCGCTATTGTCGAATGACAAAGGTTGTGATATGATATTATTCATATAAATCCTCGTTACCGATTTGTATAGTTTTAGCCTCTGAACCATTCAGGGGCTTTTTTATTATTATACTTAATAACCACTTTTTATCAATTTCATAATTCCGAAAATATCGGAAGTATCAGTAGTAGCCAAATTGGCTGTAACTCAAGTTTCAGTTGTACGATTTTTCCGTACGACTTAATCTTTTCCAAATTCGAAAAGATGCTTTTAATGTTCGTATATTTCAAAGATATACAACCTATGATAACTTGTAATAATATAAAGTCAAGTAAATACAAAAAAATAGGGACCCAATTAGGTCCCCTTATTTATGGCTTATCTGGCAGCGGCATCCAGTGTGTCAATTCGTACATTAAATTAGTGCAGCAACGACACCGTGAATACTTAATTACGCCGTCTTCTGATCTAATAAATGCAAGATCGATTCCACCTTCATCGTCTAGCGCTAATACCTCTTCGCTTTTGTCTGGTAATCTATCTTTTACGCTAATCCATTCCATTTTATCCCCATACTTCAACTAAATCATCGTATAGAATATCAGCTTCTTTAGACCCATCTGCCATAAGGACATCTTTTAGATGAGTTATTATGTAAATAATCCCTACTTCTTCACGATAGGCAACGTCTATCATTCTTACAGCGTACTTAGCAAGAGTGTCATACTTAATGCTGTTTAGATCTGGCGTAAGATTAGTTGAGTAATATGTATCAGTTTCCGGTCTAAACATTAATTTTGCGTTAAGAGATGATGCTAGTAATAATATTGGTAATAATAGTTTTTTCATTTATCTTCCTGTGAGTTTATGAGTTTTTTATATTTACTTAATGCGTCAGCACCTATAGCGCTGCCTTCTTTAACATCTTTTTTGACTTCGTTATAGCCTTGTGAGTTGCGGTGTTTTGTTAGTTCTTCAGCTGCGGCTTCAGCAAATTCTAATGCTATTAATTCCATTCTTGATAAATTGTCACGCAAATTACCTGTAACAGCTAGTTCTTTTTTGTGCTCTTTTACCGTCTTATTAAATACACCAACGTGTAAGGAGTTTGTAAGTTTAGCGTACTCATCGCCTTTAATTCCATGAGCTTTCCAAGTATCAGTTGTTGTGTTTCGTACCGCTATACCTTTAAGACGATTTGCTATCCAATCTTCAGGTTTACCTTGTTTTTTCCATGTTCTTACTGCTCGATCTACTGCAAGTTGTGGGTTTTGCTCTTCTTCTAATCGTTCTTTACCGACTTTAGCTAACCATAACTTAAAGTCTTCTACTTTTTCTGAGTTTACAGACTGAAGTATTCTAAATATGCCTTCTTCAGTAGCGCAGTCTGTTGGGTACATTTTACCATCTGTTCCAGGCAATTTCAGTTTCCGTAAAATTAACGGAATCTGCTTTTCACTTCTTTTAATATTGACTAGTGTATCGCTCGCATCTTGATCATCTCGTAAGACCGATTTCAATATATCTACAACTGACCAGTAAACTTGGCCTTCATGCATAGCTGATCTTATTGGTTTATTGCCGAATGATAATAGTTTTGTTATAATATTTGTAGACATACATAGTCCTTTTATGTTGTGTTTATTAATTGTTAACCTCAGATCACCGTCTGGGGTTTTCTGTTTCTATGGTTCAGTTGCTGCCAAAACGGCAGTACCTGTTTGCAGTTTAAACTATACGGTAAAACCGTACGGTTGAAACCGTGTGTGAGTTGCACGGAAAAATCGTGCAACTGAAGTCAAATCTTTTAATTTTCACTTTTCAGTTCGTTACATTTTGTAACAGACTGAATCCCATTGAGATCTTTACGGGAAAATCGTAAAGATCTATTCCATTCTATATATATAATTTCAAAGATCTTTAGGTGTGCATAGGCAGTCACCACAACAACCTATGCACGGAGTAGATAAAACGAGACTTATTGGATTAATCTTAAGAATTTCTGATATTGTATTTTTGATATGTCATAGATGCTACGTGTGTTACCCAATATCTTTTGAGCTTCTATTTTTATGTTAACATCTTTAGCGGATAGTATATTTATTTTATTCACTACTGCATCTACATCTTTTTTTGGAACCATTTCTTCTGAATGATCGTAATCATCCATATCTTCTTCGTCTGCATATAATCCAAGTATATTCATAGCTGAGTATCGTCTTGCATAGCTTAGCGCACATCCATACTTTTGTGCATCGCTAAGACCAGGAGCTGTAGCAGACACTTCTAATTTAACCGTTGAGCTAATAAACTTGCCAGATATGTGGGTAATACGTGTTTCCAGCAAGGTACATTTATTTTCTTCACTGTATATTTCATGCTGAGAGAACAACAAACCATGACGTCTTAGGCTCGGTAATGTAGCATTAAAGATAGACTTTATTGATGCGTACTTGTTTCTCTGCCCCGCCTTATCAAGGACGGGTACAGAGAATTCAGACTGAGCTAATATCATCGCTTTTACAAATTCCATATCACAATTTGAGCTAGGAGTTGGAATTGAGGTAATGTTGTTATTGGTTGTCATCTTTGTTCTCTTTTTGTTTTTTAATCTTTTTAACAGTGTCTTTTATTTTAGATATGCACTCGTCTTGCATAACACTTGCTTCTTCTTGCTGAGCTGTTTTCAATGATTCAATGTCAGATGTCATATTCATAAGCTGGATCTTTATTGCAGCTATGTCTTGGATAATGGTCCTTAATTTATCATATTTAACAAGATCCATATCTTTTTGCATAACTTCAACCCAGTACACAAGTTGCTCTACAATCATCAATACCTTTGGAGCACCATCTGAGATATTTTTACTTTTAATGTCTTTTATTAGGTTCAATGCATCTTGAATTGTATCGAGCGTTATATGCTTTGTTTCCAATACACATCCGCCTGATGTGAAGAAGTCTTTTAATTTATTACCTAAGCTCATGGTATCTCCAACTAGTTAAAACGATTTAATTGTTAATATTAAGATTAAAACTCCAACTACAGCATATAGCACACTTACCAAGTAATAATGATGCTCATTTTTGCGAAAATCATATTCCCTAAGGAATGATAGGTAACCCCTGAGGCAATCAATGTTACAGTAGAACTTGCTATTTTCAATAATAAAACGTTTCCCAAGTCTTTCCTTACAGTATCGGCAGTGATTAGTATCGTTTTCTGGTACTTCAACAACATTATGATTAGTTCTTACGTTCATTACATACTCCTATTAGAAAGCCATCTCATTGTTTTTGATTAACGCTAGTTCATTATTTAACTTAATTTCGTCTTGCTCTTCTTGCACGAATTGTCGAGCCCATTTAATATCGCTCACCATACATTCAGTGCGGCAATATGTTTTGTTTGTCGATAGAACATATACCTCATTTACTATTTCTTCATAGCACCATGAACATGGCGTATCTTTATAGGTATAGTTTTTGTAATTTTCCATCTTTTCACTCCGTTTATTGGTTATTCATCTACTAACTAATTCCATATTAGTACATCATTTATACAATGTCAAGCAATTTATAACAACTTTAATTAATATATCTTTACATAGCATATGATAGTGTGTATTATAGTAATAAGTAAATATTATATATACATTATTGGAGGCAATTATGGAAATAAGAGACTTGATGTCAATTCAGGAAGCTGCAGAGTATTTGGGAGTCAGCAAAGGAGTATTAAGAAAATGGGACAACTTGGGTAAATTAAAGTCTGTGCGTAACACAATAAACAATCGTAGATTCTACAGAAAAGAAGATCTTGATAAAGTTTACAACATTAATGAAGACAAGGTATTATAATGTACGACAAAAAACTATATACTGTTAACGAGGCAGCTAAGTACCTTGGCATCAGCCCAAGCTCTTTATTAAAATGGGAAGGTGTCGGAAAAGTTACATCAATAAGAACGCCATCAAGCAATCAAAAGTTCTTCCCCAAGCAAGAACTAGACAGAGTCCGGTGGAGGCTTAACAGACTAGATTATGACTATTTTAAACGATTCTAGTAAGTCATTAGTAATGACGCACTGAGTACTACTTAGTATAACCCCCTTCATCGGGGGTTTTTTAGTGCCAATAAATAGCAACTACAGCAATAGAGCATTTATAATAGAAAACATCAATCAAAGATTTCCAATATATACATGTCGCATAATTATTTTACGTGTTTTGATTTGAACCTGATAATAACGAATTTAAAATAAAACTTGACACGTTTTTGTTACCTAGTGTAAAATGAATATAGTCCCACTACAATTACAAGAAACACTTCCAAGAACTCGACAAACCGAGTCTGACGGGGGTTAGAAAGACCCCCCGAAGACGCAAGAGAAAGTCAACAACGAAGAAAGCAATACCGAATTCAAAAAACGCTTAAGCATAATTCTATTCTTCTACGACTCATAATTCTAATAGCAAATACACTTAATTATCTGTATATTTTCTTCAATCACACGAATACTCAACTATTGCTTACGCATCGTTCGTATTCTGTCTCATATTATTGTTATTGTTTGTGTACAAAAAGAAACCCAAGGGGAGTGAGTCCTTGGGTGTAGTGGTACCTCTACCGAAAGCAGAGAACAGATGATACATCTATCTTATCGTATAAATATTTATTTAACAATGACAGTTGACTATTTTATAGTTTGTGTTAACATATAATAACATTAACTGTGTTGGTTAATAGATAAATCCCCAATATTAAAAGCAAAACCCCTAGTAAGAAGCTAGGGGCAAAAAAAAGAGAGTAGTAATGAACACTAATTATTATGGCACAAATGCTAATTTAAATCAAGAGTCATGGGTAGAAGTGTACGAAGCTAAATTAAAAGTGGTACGTGAGAAAATATATGCTTACCTTAATGAGCCATACAAGGATACGTTTGATGTTGCTGAGAATATTGTAAGGCTGTCTTCTGATGCACAGGGTCTAAATTTGGCTTTAGATTACTCTAGGCTTGAGTCTGAGATGGAAAAGCAACACAATGCACAGCGAGATGATATAAGTCGTCAGAGTTTAGAAAAACAGTCTATTAATGAAGATGGTTTGGGCTCTAGGTCTGGTGATGTTCAAGAAGTTATTGTATCTAAAGAAGATAAAGATCTCTGTGAGGATTTTAAAGTAGAAAGTTTACCGTCTGTTATGAGAAGATATGTAGAAGATATATGTAAGACAACTGAAGCGCATCCAATTATGGTTGCTTCTAGTGTTCTTACCATGATGTCAGGGTTTTTGGGCACTAGGGTATTGGTACCAGAAGGCGCTTATTACCAAGATTTGTATCCTAATTTATGGATGTTAAATATAACAAAGAGTGGGTCATTCAAGTCTTCTGCTTTGTCTAAGGGGTCAAAGATTGCCTATGACTACTCAAAAGAAGTATCTCTTAAAGTAAAACAGTATTATGAAGAGATAAAGTTAGAAACTGATCCAAAACGTAAGCAAGAGCTCCATAACGAGATGGTTAAGGTATCTCGTAGAAATCCAATATTGCCCAATAAGATTACACCAGAGGCGTTATTATCTTTGCTTGATCAAGGTCATGGTGGGACTATTATGTCTAATGAGTTTGGTGGATGGTTGGCTAATTTGGAGAACTCACAAAGTGGTGATCTTAAAGCTTTATTTACTGAGCTTTATGATGGGCATCCTTATAGGTATTATACCAAGTCTCAAGGTGATTTTATTATTGAGAAGCCGTGCTTTTCTATTAATGGCGTATCTAATTTGCCATGGATCAAAGAAAAGATTAAACCTACAGATGTCGAATCAGGCTTCTTTGCCCGATTCTTGCTGTATACACCTAAGTATTCAGTTAATGCTCCAGAATATATACCAGAGTGTTTTGGGTCTAATGATACTGCAGACGGAAGTGGTTTAAAGCGTATTCTAAAAGAAGTTCGCTTAAGACATGATAGGGCAGGTGATATAAAGCTTAGACTTAATGATGAAGCTAAAGAGTTTGGTAAGCAGATGCATAAAGATATGTATAAGATGGTGTGGGAAGACAAACCAAGCTTAAAAGATAGATTGACTCCATATTTAAAGAGATGGTCTCCATATACAATAAAGCTGGGTATAATATTTCAGATGATTATTGATCCACAGTCTACTCACATTGGACTTGAAGCTATGAAAGCTGCAAAGTCCATGTTGTGGCCAGCTATTTGCTCAACTATTGATCTGTTTGAGAACCATCTTGGAATGTCTGATCATCAAGATAAGTGCTTAAAGTTGTATCGGTTTATTGATAATAAGTTTTCTGTTAATGAGCAACCGCTTACAAGGCAGGCTATATGCGCATCAGAAGTGCTTACAGGCGGGTCTAAAGAGTATACTGAGGTTCTGACTACCCTAGTGGATGAAGGCAAGCTTATATTTAGACAGGGAGTGTCTATAAATACCGGTACATATAGGCCAAATGGGCCAACTAGGGAGAATATGTTCCCTGATGAGCCAAGTCCAGTAATTAATAAGCCAGTGAAAATGCATAAAAAAGAAGAATATTCTGCAGAGTCTATCGAACGGGATTATAAAATGCTAAGTTCTTTAAAGAACCTAAAAAATGAAAATACCAGTGAACCGTCGAGTGACAATGGAATATATAATAATGAGTGACTATACAACTAAAAAGTCTAGAGTTTATGTGGTACAGGGAAAACCTGTACCCTTAAACAGACCAAGAATGGGCGAGTATGGAGTATATGATTCACAACGATCTGTAAAAGCTAAGATGATGCATGAACTGCAATTACAAAGAAATAAAGATGCTACTCTTTGTGGGATGTTACATATGCATATGGACTTCTATATGCCGTTACCAAAGACTAAGTCGCACAGAAAACATCTTATACAACAAAAATATCATGTATACAGACCAGATTTATCTAATCTTATAAAGATGATCGAAGATGTCTGTGTAGATGTTGGAATAATTGAGGATGATTGCCTTATTGCATCAATAACAGCAAGAAAGCTTTACGGAGATCCCAGCAGAACAGAATTCTACTTTGAAAGGCTTATTAAGGAGACAGATTATGAATAATGATCCACTAGCTAAACTAAAACCAAATACATCCGTTTATGGAGATTCAATCGATCGTGAAGAACTAAAAAAGCTTGCAGATGAATTCGTTGAATGGGCCAAGTCTGGAGTCTCTGACTATATAGACGACTTTCCAATACAAAAGAACCTATCACCGTTTAAATTTAAGCGCAATCCAGATGAGTACTTTCAAGATAGATATGAGCTTGCGTTGTATATAATATCTAATAGACGGGAAAAATCTGCAGCTGAAAATAATATGAATACGGTAGTGTGGAAAACAACTCATGCAGTATACAATAAAGACTTCCGCGAGCTTAATGAGAAGAAGCTTGAACAAAATTATGAAGAAGCTAAAAAACTCATAGTTATGATGAAAGAGTTCTAATGTCTAGATATAAAATAACCAAAGACACAAAGGCTTTAACTATTCGAGTAGCATTTATGGTTGTCAGGGAACCAATGAGGTTCCTGAATAAACCATTAACAGAAAAGCTATCACCATGGAAAATAAGACGGTGTGAGACTTTAGTCGCTTTGCATGAACTAAAAAAGATGCTTGATACAGATTGGTTCACAGAGCGTATGGAATTAGCTCGGATGAAGCTTGAGCAGCACAATATGATGGTAAGACAGGAGAGCAATGAAGATGTCGCTTAATGCATATATTAA